GGGGACACTGCTTGGCGGGTAGTTTGACTGGGGGGGTCGCCTCCAAAAGTACGTAAATCCCTCCCACGGCGGCAGAAAAACACGACTTTACCGCATTTGGGACAACATGAAAAGCAGGTGCTACAACCCCACAAAAAGCAATTACAAAGATTATGGCGGCAGGGGGATCACCGTATGCCCCGAATGGCTTTCCGATTTTGGAGCATTCCAACGGTGGGCGATGGCCCATGGGTATCGGGACGATTTGACCATTGACCGCATCGACAACGACAAGGGTTACAGTCCTGATAATTGTCATTGGGTTACGGTAGCAGAGCAAAGCCGCAACAAGCGGAGCAACCACAAGATCACCTATAAGGCCGAAACAAAAACAGTTGATGAATGGGCGGCGATTTTCGGGTTAGCACCGGGGACGCTGTATTCCAGAATCAGCAGAGGATGGGACATAGAAAGAGCCTTAACATCCCCTGCCAGCTAAAAAGGGGGCCGGACCGTGAAATTTGAGCGTAAAAACCTCGCTGGCTTGCACCCAGCAGAGTACAATCCGAGGAAAAAACTGACCCCAAACGACCTGGAATATATACAAATTCGCAACAGTTTAACAGAGTTTGGCTATGCCGACCCCATTGTGATAAACGCCGACGGGACCATAATCAAAGGCCACCAGAGATGCACCGTCATGATGGATTTAGGGTATACAGAGGCGGAGGTTATCGTCCTTGACATACCCGATAAGGCCAAAGAAAAGGCCCTTAACATAGCCCTAAACAAGATTACGGGCAAGTGGGACAACGCCATCCTAAAGGATTTGTTGGTCGAGCTTGACCTTGAGGGTTACGACTTTTCCGTGACCGGCTTTCAGCGGACCGACCTGGAGGACCTGATCCAGCAGCTTGACATCCCGCCGGAGGCCACAGAGGACGGCTACGATGCCGAAAAGGCAGCGGAGGAAATAGAGGTCCCCGAAACCCGCCCCGGCGACCTATGGAGGCTCGGACGCCACCGCCTCCTCTGCGGGGACAGCACCGACCCGGAGGACGTAAGGCGGCTCCTGGCCGGTAAGGCCCTGGACCTTGTGATCACGGACCCGCCCTATAACGTTGACTACGGGGAAAAGGTTGACTTTCTAAAAAAGTTTCGGACGGACGAATGCCGCCCGGAAAGCACCATCCAAAACGACCGCATGAGCGAAACCGGGTTTTATGATTTCCTCCTTACCACGTTTCGGAATATCAGCGAGGCCATGAGGCCGGGGGCCGGGATTTACGTTTTCCATGCGGACACCAACGGCCTCCCTTTCCGGCAAGCCTACACCGACGCCGGACTAAAGCTGGCGCAAGTCCTGATTTGGGAGAAACAGCACTTTGTGCTGGGGCGGCAGGACTACCAATGGCGGCATGAGCCGATTTTGTACGGATGGAAAGAGGGAGCCGCCCATTATTTCATCAATGACCACAAGCAGGACACCATCCTCCTGGAGGATGAAACCGATTTTAAGGCCATGAACAAGAAGCAGCTTTTGGCCTTTATTGAGGACTACATCCGGCAGTACAAGGACCTCACCACCGTCCACTATGAGCCAAAGCCGCAAGAGAGCAAGCTACACCCCACCATGAAACCAATACCCCTGGTGGGCCGCTTGATGAACAACTCCAGCAAACCCGGCTGGGCCGTTGGTGACTTTTTCGGCGGCAGCGGTACCACGCTGATGGCGGCGGAGCAATTAGGCCGAACCGCCTACCCGATGGAATTTGAACCCCGCAACGTTGATGTCATCATCCGGCGTTGGGAGGATTACACCGGAAAGAAAGCGGTGCTTGTTTCCTGACCGTACCCTGATATTTGCACCTTGAAAAATTTATATCGACTGACGAAAAAGGTCTTGACATGGATGTACATCCATGATATAATGAAACCACCTTAAAGGAAAGGAGGTTTCACAGATGGGCCAGACGGACAAACAGTTTGGTGGGTTTCTTCGGTTGGTAATTGCATCTTTGAAGAAAGCGATTGCCGCACAGGATATTGAAACCATGAGGAGACTTCTTCAAGAACTCCTGACGGACCTGCAAAACACATTGGAGGATTGAGCGCAAAGGGGCGGCAAAACGCCGCCCCGCTCAAAAAACTATGGGAAAGACGAAAGCACACCAAGAATGGGTAGCAGCTAACACGACCCGTGTTGTGATGAATCTGAACCATAACACTGACAAAGATGTGTTGGAAAAGCTATCCCAAGTTCCCAGCAAACAAGGCTATATCAAGGGCCTTATTCGGGCTGACATAGCCAAAGACAAAAAAAGCGAATAAGAAAGGGCCCCGGCGACCCGCAAAAGTCACACCGGAACCCTTAACACCACACCCGGAGGTTTGGTAAATCTGATTATACCATTCCTCCCGGGTGAAATCAAGGAGATTTCACCATGAAAGACGAAGAATATAGAAAACTTCTCCGCTTTTGCGCCAAACACGGGTTTATCTGCCTTGAATACCACCGGAGGCACGGGATTCAACGTGAGGTAGAAAAGAAACGCTTTGCGCAGATTGGAGCCGACCCCAAAAAGGGCCGCTTATGCAATGTCCGCTGGTGAAGGGAGGGCACAGGCATGAAACTGATTGACCTGACCGGCCAGCGGTTTGGGCGGCTGACTGTGATTGAGCGGGCAGGGAGTATACACGGCCATGTTGCGTGGCTTTGCCGTTGCGATTGCGGGAATACCTTGACAGTCCCAAGCGATAAGTTGCGAAGCAGAAATACTCAAAGTTGCGGTTGCCTCCAAAGTGATATTATGAAGGAGATAAACCCCCAGATTCACACATCGCACGGAGGGAAAGGAACTCGCTTATACTACATTTGGGACAGCATGAAGGCCAGATGTTACAATCCCCAAAGGAGAGACTTCAAAAATTATGGCGGCAGGGGCATTACCGTATGCACCGAATGGCTAAATGATTTTGCCGCTTTCCGGGATTGGGCTCTTTCCCACGGCTACGCCGACAACCTCACGATTGACCGCATTGACAACGACAAGGGCTATGGCCCGGATAATTGTCGATGGGCTACTATCACAGAACAGAACCAACACAAGCGGCCAAGAAAATCAAATACATAGTACCCATAGGGGCGAAACGTCAGTCGATGTTTCGCCCCTGTTTTTTTGAAAGGAGGCCATTTCATGAATGATGGCGTTGCCAATAAAGGCTTTTACCGGGTTGAGATCATAGCTCAACTTTTTGGCGTAAGCGTCCGCCGCATTCAGCAGCTGACGCAAGAAGGGGTTTTGCCAACCACGGAAACAGCGGAGGGCCGGAGATATGACCTGGTGCCTACGGTCCAGAGCTATACAAAATATCTTTCGGATAAAGCGTATGGGAAAAACCGTTCTGAGCGGGAGCTGGAACTTCGAGAGCAAAAGCTGCAAGCAGAAATTGGGTTGAAGGAATCACAAGGAGAGCTGCACCGCTTGAAAACCGAGATTGCCGCAGGGAGGTATATAGCGGTTGAAGAAATCACGTTGGACTATCAACGGTTCTTCATCACTTTCAAGAAATTTGCCATGAGCCTCCCCGCCCGGATTTTGGAATCTATCAGCGGCATAACAGAGTTAGACCCGCTGGGTGCCAGGAGGCTGGACAAGATGATCCAGCAGGAGATTCAAGGCTTGCTTGAGGCTTTCGTGGTTGCGGGTGTGACCGAAAAACCGAAGGGCAAAAATGCCAAAGCCTAAGTGGCGCATCCGCAAATACCTTGTGACGCCCTACCAGAAAAAGGCTCTCGAATACCTACGCCCCCCGGAGGATATAAGCGTATCCGAATGGGCGGAGAAATACCGGGTATTGGATACAAGCTCCGCCATACCCGGCCCCTGGAAGAACAGCAAGACCCCGTACCTTGTCGAGATCATGGACACGTTCCTTGATTCAGACATTGAGGAAATTATTTTCGTGAAGCCCACCCAGGTCGGCGGCACGGAGGCCATGCTCAATATGCTGGCCTACATAGCAGCCCAGGACCAGGCCCCCACGTTGGCAGTATACCCGTCCGACGAACTAGGGGAAAGAGTAGTGAAGAAGCGCATCCGCCCCATGATATACGCCTCGCCGCCGCTGCGGCAGCGGTTCAGGGCAAGCGAATCCTCCACCTCTGAACTATTCTTTGAGGGAATGAGCATAACGGTCACCGGCTCCGGTAGCCCTTCCCAACTTGCGTCGTTCGCTATACGAAACCTTTTCCTTGATGAGGTGGACAAGTACCCCGGCGCAACAAAGAAGGAATCCGACCCCATATCACTGGCCAGAGAGCGGACAAAGACTTTCCGAAACAACCGCAAGATTTACATTACCAGCACCCCCACCCTAAAGACCGGCCACATTTGGAAAGCCCTGGAGGGGGCGGACATTGTAAAGCACTACTTTGTCCCTTGCCCCCATTGCGGCAAGTACATTGAGCTGGTTTGGAAACAAGTCAAATTCCCGGATGATGAAGGAATGAGCTATGCGGACCGGGCGGAATTTGCCGCTTACGTTTGCCAGGAGTGCGGGGCCGTTATCACGGACCGGCACAAGCCGGAAATGTTGAAGCACGGGGAGTGGCGAATCGTAGAGCAGCGGACCCAATTCCCCCGCAAGGTCGCCTTTTGGCTCAATACCCTCTATTCCCCCTTTGTGCGGTTTTCGGAGATGGCAAAGGAGTTTTTGACCAGCAAGGACGATCCGGACGCCTTTCAGAATTTCACCAACTCCTGGCTTGCGGAGCCGTGGGAGGATACCAAGCTCAAGACAAGCGCAGACCTTGTCCTTGAGCGGCAGACCGCCCTGGCGGAGTACACCGTCCCGGCCTGGGCAAAGGTTTTGACCGCCGGGGTAGACGTACAAGAGACGTGCGTCTATTGGACCATACGGGCCTGGGGAAACTACCTCACAAGCCAGAACATAGCCCACGGACAAGCCGGCTCTTTTGCGGAGGTTGAGCGCATCATGAACCTCCAGTATATACGGGAGGGGACCGGGGACCCGCTGGTGGTTGCCCTTGCCTTGATCGACAGCGGCGACAATACCGATCTTGTTTATGATTTTTGCGCCAGCAATTCAGAGTGGGCCACGCCCAGCAAGGGCAGCTCCCACCCGATGGATACCCATTTTAGGCTTTCCAAAGTGAACCGCACCGATAGCAAAGCCTACGGGATGCCCCTGGCCATCATTGACACCGGCAAATACAAGGATATGATCGCCGGACGTATGAGGAAAGAGAACGGGACCGGGAGCTGGATGGTCTACGCCGGGTGTGATCGGACCTACGCCGAACAGGTCACGGCAGAGCATAAGGTCAACGTAAAGACCGCCGGGGGCCGCACCGTACAAAGCTGGGTATTGAAGACCACCCACGGGGACAACCATTTTCTTGATTGTGAGGTTTACGCCATGTGCGCCGCCGCTATGATCGGGGCCAGGACATTCCACCTCCAAGAGGTTGAGGTCCAGGCCCGGACAGAGGCGAAGCCGGACCCGTACCCGGCCATGACCCCGTAAGAAAACTGGATAACCCAAAATGAAAATTGGTTAGGAGGATAGGCATGGCAGAGGAACAAAAGCAGCCGGAACGGCAGACCATAGCGCAGCGGCTCCTTGAGGTTGATACCGCTATCCACGCCGTCCTTTTAGGAGGCCAGAGCTACAAGCTCGGCACCCGCAGCGTTACCAGGGCGGACCTCGCCCTCTTGCGGCAAATGCGGGATGATTTGGCGGCACAGTTACAGACAGAGGACAACGGCAACCTCCTGGGCGGCGTTGTTGTTGCAGTATTTGAAGGGCGGTAGACCATGAACATTTTAGACAGGCTGATCGGCTGGATTAACCCGCAAGCCGGGGCGGAGCGGGAGGCATGGCGGCAAGCCCTTGAGGAAATGAGGCACTACGACGCCGGGAGTTACGGACGGGCAAACGCTAACTGGTATGCCATCAACCAGAGCGCAGAGACAACCGACCGTTACAGCCGGGATGTTGTACGGGCCAGAGCCAGGGACCTTGAGCGCAACAGCGACGTCATGGCCTCGGTCATAAGCCCCTTTATCCGCAACGTTGTCGGCAAGGGCCTGATTCTCCAGGCCGAAACCGAAAATCAGGAGCTTAACAAGGAGATTGAAAAGCTCTGGAAGGTTTGGACCAAAAAAAGAAATTGCGACGTTACCGGCACCCAAAGCCTAAACCAGATGCTCCGCATGGCCGTCCGGCGCAAGAAGGTGGACGGCGGCATCCTTTTCGTGAAGCGGTACACAAAGGGCGGCGTCCTCCCGTTCAAGTTGCAGCTTTTCGAGACGGACGAACTGGACGCCTCGCAGATTGCCCCGAAACACCAGGGGAACCGGGTGGTCGGCGGCATTGAGTACGACCGATTCAACGCCCCGGTCGGCTATTGGATACGGCAATACACCCTTGACGGCATGAGCATTTCGGACCCGGTTTTTCTCAAGGCGGACGATGTGATTTTCTATTTCAGCAAACGCCGCCCCTCCCAGTTGCGGGAAATGAGCGATATGAGCCAAACCGTGACCCGTGTCCGGGACGTGAACGAATATATAACCGCCGTTTCGGTCAAGCAGCGGATTGAGGCTTGTTTTGGCATTGCCGTAAAAAGGAACTACCCCACCGGCGGCATTGGCCGGGTAAATCAGTACAGTGGCCCCGTCCAGACCTACGCCGGGAAGACCGTCACCCCCGGCATGATTCTGGAAATGAACCCCGGAGAGGAAATACAGGCCATCAACCCCCAGGGACAGGCAAGCGACGCCTCCAGTTTCGTCAAGCTCCTGCAGCGGCTTACCGGGGCGGGGCAGGGTATCAGCTATGAGGCCACGTCCAGGGATATGAGCCAAACCAATTACAGCAGCGCAAGACAGGGCCTCATTGAGGACAGCATGACCTATGCGGAGGAAGACGAACTGCTCCTGGATATTCTTGATGAAATTTATGAGACGTTCATCATTTCCGCCGTTCTTTCCGGGGCCT